TGCCTTCACGGAGATAATATTGATTCTGTCCATTCCAAGAATACAAATCAGTATGTAATCCATAAATTGTATAGTTGTATCGTGGGTCGGTCGTATTTCTCAAATCAACACCAGAGCAACAACCTCCACCTAAACCAGACATTTGTGGGTCACGGAATGTAACATAACCATTTGTTGCAGCCCATGATGTAGTGAAGTTTTGGCCAAACATAGGAAAGGTAAACCCTAACGGCACTTCATTATACCAATCATCGTGTGTTGTAATGTTTACAGCATTTGGATTGATACGAATATCTTGTAAAGGTAAAGCGTTAACTCCTGTACCAACAGTTACAGAAAGACCTGGAGTTCCAGGAATTGGAATAGTAACTATTTGTGCTTGACAAAAAGCAGACACCACAAATAGTAGTGTCGCTAATAATTTTTTCATCAATCTTTACTCTTTATTTTTTGTGGTTTGCGAACTGGATCAGCTTCCCAAATTGCTTTGGCCTCGTTACCAATTTTACCATCAACAGGACATGGAGTGCCAGCATTCATCATGGCGGTAAATACTCGTTCATCTTGGCAAAGAGTAGCAACAGCAGCCACTTTCATGCCCATGTCATGGAGAGTTTTGGAAAGTTTTAAGCGTTCACAATTTTTATCTACAAATGTAGAACCAATGGCAATACCAAGAATTTGAGTTTGAGCTGCACCTGAAACACCTACAGCACAAAGGTCGTTGTTAATAGATGTGATGTTTGGTGCCACGGCAGTCGGTGGCGGAGATTTAACTGTTGTGGTACTATTAGATGTGGATTCCGTATAACTTCTTGTTGTGGAATCTGTTACAATAGGATCAGCAAAGCTATTGCCAGCAAGCAACATTACTGTTACAATTGCGGTTATCTTACTTTTAAACATTTATTTTTGATAAAGGTTGTCCTCTACCATCCTCTGTTAGATTTTTTAATGGGGGATAATAAAGAATACCGAATGTCAGGTTGACACGGAGATGTAAATCAGATATAATTTCACTTCAACTACATACTTATTTATACCCCGTTTGATGTAAATCGAACTTATTACTATTACCTCTGGAGCGAATATGAAAATTTTAGCAATGAAACTTATCACTGGTGAAGAAATTCTCGGTGAAATTGAATCTGAATCTGAAACAGAATTTGTGATTGAAAATCCTGTCGGTATTGCCATTGTTCGTGGCAAAGACGGACAACCTAATGTTGGATTTGCACCATTTCCCATTCATGCCGAACAAAAGACTGGTGCCACGGTTGCCTTGAACAAGAAGAATGTAGTATACTCCTATGTTCCAGCACAAGACTTTATCAATAATTATAATTCAATTTTTGGTTCTGGTCTTGTGGTACCTTCAACCAAAACACTAATTACAGGTTAATGAGTTTCTATACTAATGTTCAGAGTATCGGTGGCAATATACTCTATCGTGGCATTCAAAACGGCAAAAAAATAAAGACAAAGGTTGAGTATGCTCCATCTTTGTTTTTGCCATCCAAAAAAATCACCAACTTTACAAGTCTTGAAGGTGATTATCTAGATGAGAAAAAGTTCCCATCAATCAAAACAGCCAGAGATTACATCAAGCAATTTGAAGGCGTTTCTGGTGCATCTAAAATTTATGGCCAAACTAGATTTGAATATGCTTTCATTGCTGACCAACATCAAGGTATGGTTGACTATGATTATGAAAAAGTATCAATCGCTGTAATCGATATTGAGGTTGGTTCAGAGAATGGTTTTCCTGATCCATACGAAGCAAACGAGCCCATCACAGCAATCTGTTTAAAGTTTCTCAATGGTAAACCAATCGTATTTGGTTGTGGTGAATACCAAGTTGAAGAAGGTGAAATCTATATTCGTTGTAAAGATGAATACAATCTCTGTAAGAAATTTCTAGAGTTTTGGAAAGACAAATATCCAGACATCATTACTGGTTGGAATACCAAGTTCTTTGATGTGCCATACCTCATTAATCGGTTTCGTAAGATTCTAGGTGACGATGAAGCTAAGAAATTGTCACCGTGGAATTACATCACAGAGCGCAAGGCTTATGTTAACAATCGGCAATTGATTGATTACACTCTTGTTGGTGTTTCTTCACTTGATTATATTGAACTGTATAAATGGTATGCTCCTGGTGGTAAATCACAAGAATCATATCGTTTAGATAACATTGCACAAGTAGAACTCGGTGAAGGCAAGATTGCATATGATGAATATGATAATTTACATTCCTTGTATCGTTTGAACTATCAAAAGTTTATTGAGTATAACATTAAAGACGTTGAACTCATTATCAAACTAGAAGATAAACTAAAACTGCTTGAACTGGCAGTAACTCTTGCATATGATACCAAATCAAACTTTGAAGATGTGTTTGCACAAACTCGTATGTGGGACGCTCTGACATATTCTTATCTCCGTGATAAAGATATTATTGTTCCACCACGAGTGGTTAAAGATAAAGATGCAGCGTTTGAAGGTGCCTATGTTAAAGTGCCACAAGTTGGTCTACATGATTGGGTTGCTTCATTTGACTTGAACAGTTTGTATCCACATTTGATGATGCAGTATAATATTTCACCAGAAACACTCATTGAACCAGAGAATTATACTGATGCAATGCGTGAGATACTTGAGCAAGGTGTTTCTGTTGATAGAATGTTAAAAAAAGAAATCAACACATCACAGTTAGAAGGTGCAACACTAACACCTAACGGCCAATTCTTTCGTACCGATATTCAAGGTTTCTTGCCTAAGATGATGGAAGAAATGTATACAGATAGAAGTAAGTTTAAAAAGCTAATGCTTCAAGCAAAACAGGAGTATGAGAATGAAACGGATGATTCCAAAAAATATGCAATTGAAAAACGAATTGCCAAATACAATAACATTCAGTTGGCCAAAAAGGTCTCTCTTAACTCTGCTTATGGTGCTTTGGGTAGTCAGTATTTCCGTTTCTACGATTTGCGGATGGCTCTTGGCGTTACTACTGCTGGCCAATTAAGTATTCGTTGGATTGAAAATAAAATTAATCTTTGGATGAATAAAATACTTGATACAGAAGATAAAGATTATGTAATCGCTTCTGATACTGATTCAATTTATCTCCGTATGGGTGAACTGGTTAATAAGTTTATTAAAGACACATCAGACAAACAGAAGGTAATCTCTCTCATGGATAAAATCTGTGAAGAAAAAATTCAGCCTTATATTGATAAGTCATATCAAGAACTGGCCGAGTATGTTCATGCATATCAGCAAAAAATGGAAATGAAACGAGAGGGCCTATCCAACAAAGGTATCTGGACGGCCAAGAAACGATATATTCTGAACATATACAACAATGAAGGTGTTCAATATAAAGAACCACAGATGAAAGTTATGGGTCTTGAAATGATTAAGTCATCTACACCATCTGCCATTCGTGAGAAGATGAAACAAGCAATTCAATTGATGGTAAGTGGTACACAAGATGATATTCTAAATTTCATTGAAAATTTTAGAGAAGAATTTAAAACATTGCCTGTGGAAGAAATCTCCTTTCCCCGTGGTCTCAATGGCCTAAATACCTATTCTGACGATTCAAATTTGTATAAAAAAGGCACACCAATTCACGTTAAAGGTGCCATTCTTTATAATCATAATTTAAAGAAAAATAATTTAACAAAAAAATATCAACTCATTCAAGAAGGTGAAAAGGTTAAGTTTACTTACCTAAAAATGCCTAATCCATTTAAAGATACAGTCATATCGTATCCCTCTCGTTTACCAAAAGAGTTTGAACTACAAGAGTATATTGATTACGATATGCAATTTGACAAGGCATTCTTAGAACCAATCAAAGTCATTCTTGATTGTATGGGTTGGAAAACAGAAAGAACAAGTTCAATAGAGGATTTCTTCTCATGATATTAATCATACTAACATTTCTAGCTGCGTTTCTTTTATCTGGTATTGCAGCCTACTATTCAGTCATTGGTTTAGCACTCATATTTGCTGGTGCATTTTGGCCAGTTATAATTATGGGTTCTACACTTGAGTTTGCCAAATTAATTACTGCCTCATGGTTATATAATAATTGGCAAAAAACCAATATTTTATTGAAATCATATCTGACGGCTGCCGTTGTCATTTTAATGTTTATTACTTCAATGGGTATTTTTGGTTTCTTAGCCAAATCACATATTGATTCTACATTAGAATCTGGTGCCAATACTGTTGAATTAAAAACACTCAGTCAACAACAAAAAATTGCCGAACAACGATTAGATTATTTACTCAAGCGTGCTGGTAATCCTGAAACAGCATCAGCATCTATTGATAGGCAGATTCAATCAACACAAAAAGAACTTACTGAAATCAATAAGAAAAGATTACCATTTCTTAAAGAAGAAAACAAATTAGTGGCAGATGTTGGACCTATTAAATATGTGGCAGATGTATTCTTTGGTGCTGGTGATGGTGCCTTAGACAAGGCTGTAAGACTGGTAATCTTTATGATTATGCTTGTATTTGACCCGTTAGCTGTGTTATTATTGATAGCAGGAAACATATCATACAGAGAAAAATATGGAAACAAGATTTCAATTCCCGTTTCGGTACCTAAGCCTATTAAGCGTGGGAGAAAAACCATTCAAGCAGTTAAAGAATCGGCGAATAATACGGTGGAAATTCCCAAAGAAAACTTGGTTACAATCGAGGAGGATGTGGCGACTACAACTAAAAAGAGGGGCTTTCCAAGGCGTCAGGCGGATCGCATAAGTAAATATGATGAATCCGCTGAGTTGGCTTTCAAAGAAAAAAAAGATGATGGATTAGATGGTGGAAATTTTTAAAGGATGAATATGAGTATACTTGACAAGATTAAAAAGAACAGTAGTATTAAAGAATCAGCAATTCTCTCTAAATCAAAGTTCTTTATTGATAAGGATATGATACCTACGGCAATTCCAATTATTAATGTGGCGTTGTCTGGTAAATTAGATGGTGGTTTAACACCAGGTCTTACAATGTGGGCTGGGCCATCAAAACATTTTAAGACTGCTTTTTCATTATTGATGGCAAAATCTTACATGGACAAATATGATGATGCAGCGTTACTATTTTACGATTCTGAGTTTGGCACTCCTCAGTCTTATTTTGATAGCTTTGGTATTGATACCGACCGAGTTCTTCATACACCTCTTACTGATATTGAACAATTAAAGTTTGATATCATGCAACAATTGGCCTCACTTGAGCGTACCGACCATTTGATTATCGTAATTGATTCTATTGGTAATCTAGCGTCTAAGAAAGAAGTTGAAGATGCACTTGAAGGTAAATCAGTTGCTGATATGTCCCGTGCCAAGCAAGTTAAATCTTTATTCCGTATGGTGACACCGCATCTCACAATGAAAGATGTACCAATGATTGTTGTTAATCATACCTATAAAGAAATCGGTATGTTCCCTAAAGACATTGTTGGTGGCGGTACAGGTTCATATTATTCGGCTGACAATATTTTTATTATTGGTCGCCAACAAGAAAAAGAAGGTACTGAGGTTATTGGTTATAACTTCATTATCAATGTGGAAAAGAGTAGATATGTTCGAGAAAAATCTAAAATTCCCGTTACTGTATCTTTTGATGGTGGCATTAGTAAGTGGAGTGGTTTACTTGATATTGCAATTGAATCCGGCCATGTGGTTAAACCTTCCAATGGTTGGTATAGCCAAGTAAATATAGATACAGGTGAGATTGCTGATAAAAAATATCGAATCAAAGACACAGACACCAAAGAGTTTTGGTTACCAATTTTAAAACAAAAATCCTTTCAAGATTTTATTAAAAACAAATATCAAATTGCCTCTGGTAATATTATGCAAGGAGATATTGAAAAAACATTTGAAGTTGAAACTATAAATGGTGCTGATGATGAGTAATGAAGATGCTAAAGTAAAACATAGCAAAAGAATACATCAGAAAAAAACTACAATTGAAAACAAAATCAAATTAGCAAAGGCTTATAACTGGACAGATGTGATGAAGCAACCACATCGGTATCTAAAATGTTCTTTGTTTAGTTGTGGTAATAAAAACTGTGTCTTTTGTGGTAATCCAAGAAAGATTTGGAAAGAAGATACAATACAAGAGAAACGACAGAAACAAAAGGTGAATGATGAGTGAGGTAAATCTTAATGAAAAACGATAGAGAAGAAATTAAAAATTATTTAAAAAATCTTTTACAAAGCCAAGGATTTGAATCAAACTTTCAAGAAGAAAATTATATTAAAGATTTAGGTATAGATTCATTGTCAACTGTTAATTTATTAATTAAGGTTGAAAGTGAATACAGCATACAATTTGATGATAAATTTTTACCAAAAACAATGAAAGAATTTATTGATGCAATAATAAATCAAATAGATAATGTTTAACTTATGAAAATAAAATTTTTAAATTCAATAAATTATGTATTTAAATTTGATGCCAGGAATTCACATTATGACTGAAGGTATAGATTATTGTTTTATTTACCCCAAAGATGATAGTACCAGTGTTCACATTAGATTACTTGATGGTAAATACAAAGATACCGTATTTAAATATGGTAAGGTAAAGTTCAAAGAAGAAAATGAACAAATGTATTTACTTTTTGCTTATGATGTGATAGAATCAGTAGTTGATAAGCCAAGAAAGTTGGAAAAAGATACAGACTTTAAAAATTATCTTGGTGATTTACTTGTAGAATTAATGTCAAACAATATTGAGCAGGAAATAGTGGATGAAACTGGAACAGACGATATTAAAGAACCTGATTTATAATGAGGACTTTCTTCGGAAAGTTTTACCATTTTTAAAGACAGAGTATTTTAGTGATAGTGTAGAGAGAACTTTATTTAATGAAATTACATCATTCACGGAGACTTACAATAACACGGCAACGATTGAAGCACTTAGTATTGCCGTCAAAGAAAAGAGAAATCTCACAGCTGATGAAGTTCAGAGATGCGAGGACTATCTATCAGAGATTGAGAAAATTAAATCAACAGAAACCGAGGTTCAATGGCTTGTTGACAAAACCGAACAATTCTGCCAAGAGAAAGCTATCTACAACGCAGTATTGGGGTCTATTTCGATTCTCGATGGCAAAGATAAAACTCACGACAAAGGTCAGATTCCCAAAATATTATCGGATGCTTTAGCAGTAAGCTTTGATAACTCCGTTGGCCATGATTACTTACAGGACTCAGATGCTCGATATGAATTTTACCACAGAAAAGAAGAAAGAATCCCTTTCGACCTCGACTATTTCAACAAAATCACCAAAGGTGGTTTACCAGCTAAGACACTTAACATTGCTTTGGCGGGGACTGGTGTTGGTAAATCTCTTTTTATGTGTCATGTGGCTGCTTCGTGTATGGTTCAGGGTAAAAATG